ATATAAGATAATACTTATCTTTATAGTATGGCCAAAACAAACATTGAAAAGAACCCACCAAAAGGGGAGATAAAGTTTTCAATAACTTTATCTGAGGAGCAAAAGAGAGCTAAAGAACTGATTATCAGTAAGCCATACAACTTCTTAATAGGGTATGCGGGTAGTGGTAAGACTTTAGTTGCAGTACAAATTGCTTTAGATCTGTACTTTAAAAGGCAAGTTAACAAGATCATTATTACCAGACCTACTGTTTCTACTGAGGATAATGGGTTTCTTCCCGGCTCAGAGAAAGAAAAGATGGAACCCTGGCTAGTCCCAATCAAGTCTAATATGAGAAAGGTTTATGATAAGCCTGATATTCTCAATAAGATGGAAGAAGAAGGACATGTTGAGCTTGTATCTCTCAGTCACTTCAGAGGTAGAACATTTGAGAATGCTGTCTGTATCATAGACGAGTTTCAAAACTTAACCAAGGCCCAGCTCCAAATGTGTGTGGGAAGACTTGGTAAAAACTCTATTATGATTTTTACAGGAGACATGCAGCAGATTGACCTTAAGATTAAAAGTGAATCTGCTATCCATGATATACCTAAGATTGAAAAATCAAGTTGGGTAAATAAAATTGTCTTGACAGAGAATCATAGACATGAGGCTCTAAACGAGATACTTAAACTACTGAATGAATACTGAGATATACAAAAATATTCCCACTTATAGCAATGGAGAATGGACTTACACAGACTTTGAAAGTAGAAAAGACTTTTATGATTTCTGTAAATCAATCTTCAAAGAACCTGGGCAATATGAATTTGACGAAACATCTCAAGTGTTTAATGAACAGGCACGACTGTTTAATAAAAATGGAATTTATTGCACAGCACCGGCTGGGACTAAAGATTTTATAAACTTCTGGGACACAGAAAAAGAAAAGTGTAAGAAGGGTGTAATCTATAAATCTGATACCAAAAATTGGTACATCACCCGGGATTATTACATGTGGTTAAACTTCCTGCCGATCTTTAACAAAGAAACACAGAGGTATGGCTTTGCTGATATAAGAGATGCTCAGTATCACATGGCTTTGTATGAGATACTTGCTGAGCTAGACTATAAGCATTGTGCTATTTTAAAGAAACGTCAGATTGCTAGCTCATACTTCCACTGTGGTAAACTTATAAACCAGATATGGTTTGAGGAAGGGGTAACCCTAAAAATGGGTGCTAGTCTTAAGGATTATATCAATGAAAAAGGTAGTTGGAAGTTTTTGAATGAATATGAATCATTCTTGAATAAACACACTGCTTGGTATAGACCTATGAACCCCAACAAAACAATGTTTTGGCAGCAGAAGATTGAGATTGCAAACTTTGTAGGAGGACAGAAAAGAAAGACTGAGATAGGTCTCAAAGGTGTAATACAAGCAATGTCTTTTGAGAAAAGCCCAACTACAGGTGTGGGTGGTCCTACTAAGTACTTCTTTCATGAAGAAGCGGGGATTGCTCCTAGAATGAATCAGACCTATGAGTACTTAAGACCTGCACTTAGATCAGGTATGATTACTACAGGTACCTTTATTGCTGCAGGTTCTGTGGGTGATCTTAGTCAGTGCGAGCCTCTGAAGAAACTGATAATGCATCCTGAGGCTAATGATATATATGCGGTTCCCTCTACTCTCATAGATGATAAAGGTACAATTGGTACAACAGGTTTGTTTATTCCTGAGCAGTGGTCTATGCCGCCCTTTGTAGATAAATATGGAAACTCCCAGGTTAAAGAAGCTTTAGAAGCATTAGATGAGCAGTTTGCTACCTGGAAAAAACAACTAGATCCACAAGAGTATCAACTCCGTATATCTCAGCACCCCAGAAATGTAAAAGAGGCATTTGACTTTAGGACGGTATCTCTTTTCCCAGGGCATTTGGTTACAGCTCAAATGCAAAGGATTGAGGAAAAACAATATCCATATGAGTTCCTAGATATACACAGAGATGCTAAAGGTGAGATAGAAGTAGAGGTAACTAATAAGTTACCTATCAGAGAATTTCCTATAACGAAGAATACAGAAGATAAAACCGGTGTTCTTGTGGTTTGGGAAAGACCAGAAAAGGATGCTGAGTTTGGAACTTACTATGCTTCTGTTGACCCTGTGGGTGAAGGTAAAACAACTACTTCAGAATCACTGTGTTCTATATATATCTATAAAAGACCTGTTGAGGTAACTAGAAATAATGGCTCAGAGATACAAACATTCATTGAGGCTGATAAGATTGTAGCTGCCTGGTGTGGAAGATTTGATGACATTAATAAAACTCACGAGAGGCTAGAACTTATAATAGAGTGGTATAATGCATGGACTATTGTAGAAAATAACATATCCCAGTTTATTAACTACATGATTTACAGGAAGAAGCAGAAGTATTTAGTACCCAGATCACAGATTCTTTTCCTAAAAGATATAGGTGCTAATGCCAATGTTTACCAGGATTATGGGTGGAGAAATACTGGTACTTTATTTAAAAGCCATATGCTTAGTTATGCTATTGAGTTTTTAAAAGAAGAACTTGATTCAGATGTTAAAACAGATGGTACTGTAGTTAAGACAACATATGGCATTGAAAGAATTCCAGATCCTATGCTATTAAAAGAAATGATGGCATATAGAGATGGTGTAAACGTGGATAGATTGGTTAGCTTTGCTGCATTAGTTGCTTTTGCCAAAGTACAGCAAGCAAACAGGGGATACAGGAAAAGATACGAGGAAACCTCTAATGTAAAAAAGTTGGATAACTCCAATAAATTCAGTAAATTAGTTAGGAGTCCGTTCCGTCACATAGGTGGAAATGGCTCTGGCTTTGATGGAATGAAAGTTCCTAAACAACCATTTAGAAATTTAAGATAAGATGCAAATATATAACGCCCTACAAGCTAAGGCAGGTGCTAAGACAGAGTACAATAAAATGGGTACTCTCAATCAGCCTATTCAGTTTTTACCTAGATCAAAAAAGGATAAAGACTGGGCAGCTTGGTGTTTAGACTGGTTGGAATGGCAAGGACTTAAAATGGTTCGCAGAAATGCCAGAAGGTTGACGAAGAACTATAAACTAGCAAAGGGTCTTATTGATAGAACTGACTATGTAATTGAAGAGGATAATGAGTATGCAGATTTGATTGATACTCTAACAAAAGAGGATGCTTCTGCACTAGAGCTTAAGTTCTATCCTATTATTCCAAATGTAATTAATACTCTTACTTCTGAGTTCTCTAAAAGATCTACCCGTGTAACATATTCTGCAGTAGATGAGTATTCATATAATGAAATGCTAGAACTTAAAAAGTCACAGGTTGAACAAGTACTTGTGTATGAGGCTAGGCAGAAGGTAAACATGAAAATGATGGAGATGGGTGTTGATCCTGAATCTGAAGAATTTCAGCAGGCCACATCTCCAGAAAGTCTTAAGTCTCTTCCTGAGATTGAAGCTTTCTTTCAAAAGGATTACCGTTCTATGGTAGAGCAATGGGCTGAGCATCAGCACAGAGTGGATGTAGAAAGATTTGGAATTGATGAGCTAGAAGAAAGAGGGTTTAGAGATTTACTTATTACGGATAGAGAGTTCTGGCATTTTAAAATGATGGAGGATGACTATGAGGTAGAACTCTGGAATCCTGTGATGACCTTCTATCAAAAGTCTCCTGAAAGAAGATATATTTCTGACGCAAACTGGGTTGGTAAATATGATATGATGACTGTAGCTGATGTCATTGACAAGTATGGCTGGTTGATGACTGAGGAGCAAATGGCATCCATAGAACTTATATATCCTGTAAGATCTGCAGGTTATCCTATCCAGGGTTATCAAAATGATGGTAGTTACTATGATGGTACTAAGTCACATGAGTGGAATACAAACATGCCATCACTTGGTTACAGACAGTTTACTTCTATGTGGGATAGTGCTCAATACGGAGGTGATATTGTAAACTGGATTATGATGGAGAATGAAGACTACCTAGATATGGGTATGTCTAACCTTCTCCGAGTTACTACTGTATATTGGAAGTCACAAAGAAAAGTAGGTCACCTTACTAGAATCACAGAATCAGGTGAGGTTATCTCAATGATTATTGATGAGGACTACAAAGTGACTGAAAAACCAGAATACGCTACAACTCTTCAGGCTAATAAAAATAAATACAATCTTGTATTTGGTGAGCACATTGACTGGATCTGGATTAACCAAGTTTGGGGTGGTGTAAAAGTTGGTCCTAACAGACCTACATTCTGGGGTACTAACAACCCAGGCGGTATTACACCAATCTATTTAGGTATAAATCAAAACCATATAGGCCCTCTTAAATTCCAGTTTAAGGGTGATAACTCTTTGTATGGTTGTAAGCTTCCTGTAGAAGGTTCTATTTTCTCAGATAGAAATACCTATTCACGGTCACTAGTTGATCTAATGAAGCCTTTCCAGATTGCTTACAATATTGTAAATAATCAGATTGCAGATATCCTGGTAGATGAACTTGGTACTGTAATTATGCTTGACCAAAACTCTCTTCCTAGACACTCTCTAGGCGAAGATTGGGGAAAGGGTAACTTTGCTAAGGCTTATGTAGCAATGAAGAACTTCCAGATGTTACCTCTGGATACATCTATTACTAATACTGAGAATGCTCTAAACTTTAACCATTTCCAGAAACTGGATATGTCACAGACTGAGCGTTTGATGTCTAGGATTCAATTAGCCCAGTATTTTAAGAGTCAAGCATTTGAGATTATAGGTATTACACCGCAGCGTTTGGGCCAAGAAATATCTAGACAAACAGCTACAGGTATAGAGCAATCTATTAATGCTAGTTATGCTCAGACTGAAACTTACTTTATTCAGCACTGTGATTATCTAATGCCTAGAGTTCACCAGATGAGAACTGACCTAGCTCAGTATTATCACTCTACAAAACCTTCTACCAGACTTAATTATATTACCAGTTTAGATGAGAAGAAGAACTTCGAGATCAATGGTACAGATATGTTACTCAGGGAGCTTAACATTTTTGCAACTACTAAAGCAAATCAGCGAGCAATTCTTGAGCAGCTTAAGCAGCTTGCTATCAATAATAATACAACTGGTGCGAGTATCTATGATCTTGGTAATATTGTTAAGTCTGATTCTATTGCCGAGGTTACTCACATCCTTAAAAAGACTGAGCAGAAATCTGAGATGATTCGTCAGCAAGAAATGCAGCAACAGCAACAAATGCAGGAGCAAGCACTTCAAGCTCAGGCTCAACAAGAGCAAGCTAAGAGAGACTTTGAATCTTCTGAGAATGAGAAAGATAGACAAAAAGATCTTCTTGAAGCTCAAATTAGATCTGCTGGATACGGTGCTATGCAGGATATTAATGCTAACTCACAATCTGATTATTTAGATTTCTTGGATAAGATGAAGAAGTCAGATGAGTATCAACAAGCTATCAATGTTGATGTAATGAAGGAGAATAACAGAACTATGCAGGCAAGAGAGAAAAATGCCATTGAGAAAGAAAAGCTTCAGACTCAAAAAGACATAGCAGCTACTCAACTTCAGATAGCTCAAGAGAACAAAAACAAGTATGATTTAGCTAAAAAAAGCAAGGACAATGAGAAAAAATCCAATAAGTAGCTATAGGATGCGCTTTATTTCCTAAAAGCAAAAAATTTTAAAAGTTTAGGATAGTACTTTTGTGTATATTAATAGTGTAGATTAACAACAAAACCAACAGATATGAGTACCGAAACAACACAAGAAACAACTACGGTTGAACAAGTTGACATTGATTTAGATAATATTCTAGGAACTCCAGGGGCAGAAAGTATAATGCTTCCCGAGGATAAAAAACCTAGTATGTTTTCTAAAGGAAATATTGACACCACGTTCCTTGACAAGCCTGAAAACTCTGATGACACAGATGCTAAACCATCTAGTAGTTTTGATGATGTACTAAAGGATGTAGATCCAGCAGATGCATCATTGGGTTCAGAAGATGATGAACCTAAGAAAACTCCAGGTAGAGCTAAAGTTGCAAAGGATGGTACAGTAGAGTTAGTTAAAAAACTAATTGATGCTGGGAAGATTATTCCATTTGATGATGAAAAATCTATTGATGAGTATAGTATTAATGATTTTGAAGAACTCTTTGAAGCAAACTTTGAAGAGAGAGAAAACAAAATTAGAGAGTCTACTCCAGCAGAATTCTTCCAATCCCTTCCTGAGGAACTTCAAGTAGCTGCTAAATATGTATCTGATGGCGGTCAGGATCTTAAAGGATTATTTAAAGTTCTTTCTCAAGTAGAAGAAACATTTGAACTAGATCCTTCTGAACCTAAGCACCAAGAAAAAATTGTAAGAGAATATCTCTCTGCTACAAACTTCGGCACAGCTGAAGATATTGAAGAAGAGATTGAAAGCTGGAAAGATAGAGG